GCGCGCTAAGGGAGGGGGTCTAAATGGCGAAGCCTAAAAAGGAGGTGGCAATGGGCCGAAGCCGACCGCAAAGCGGGCGGCGTAGGCCCCAAAAAAAAGGATTAACCTTTTTTAAAAAATAAATAGTTCTTTGAAATCTCTGGATAATAAAACTTAACTTACTTGTTCCACGTGGAACAATACAAAACAAATAAATAATATGCCTATACCATCCCTCGCCGGGATTGGTGCAATCTCTGGCGCACAATCTGGTGCACTTAGTGCAATAACTGGCATGGCTAATAATGCTGTGCAAATGGCTTACAACGAACGGCAGTATAAGCGGCAGCGTCGCGATAATATAGACTTCTGGAATATGCAGAATGCTTATAATACTCCACAAGCACAAATGCAGAGGTATGAGGCTGCCGGACTTAATAAAAACCTTGTTGTTGGACAAGGAAATGCCGGTAACGCTTCCCCTATATCCTCGGTAGATCAGCAGCGGTCTGAAATTCGTGCGCCGCAGTTTGGTAATGCTATGGACTCCAGTGGTCTTAACTTTGTTAACCAGGTTTACGACTTGGACATTAAACAGGCCCAAACCGATAATTTGAAGGCACAAAACACTGTAATATTACAGGATGCAATGTTAAAAAAAGCACAAATTGAGTCTGTACTTGCAGGCACTCGTCGTAGTGTGTTTAATCTGGACTTTGAGCAGGGTCTCGCCTCTACTTCTGCGGAGGCTCGTCGAGAGCAGCTCCGCCAACTTAAAACGGCGGTTGATTTATCTGTTAATAAAGATGCGCGTGAGGCTGCTCTTACATCCTCGCATTTATTGGAGGGTTTGGAACGTATGCGTTCTTCTCGTACTGGCCGCATACATACAAATACTGATACTGCTCGCATACGCAAGCAGATTGAACTTATGGACAAAGAAGGTAAACTAAAAGATTGGCAGATCGACCTTTCCAAAAAAGGAATAGGCCCTAACGACCCTTGGTGGTCGCGTATTGCCGCTATGAAAATAGAAGACCTTTACAATGCTATACCGCCAGGCAACGATGGCGGCTCTTTTAACTTCCTTAAATGGATGCAACAAAATCGCTAAATGTTCCACGTGGAACAAATTTGAATTATGAAACGTTACAAAAAATTTAAACGTCGTGGTCGGCGTTCTGGTCGCCGCCGCTCTTCTCGCACTTACTTTGTCTCGCGAGGTGGCATACGCCTATGAGGCGCGGTTATCCTACTCGGACTTTTCGTAGAAGGAAAAGCCGGTACCATCGCAAATCTTGGCCATTTGTGTCTAAGTACAAGAGATATAATACATCTCGTTATCGTTAACCTTTAACATTTCTTTCCAATGGGCAGAAATATATTTAATTCCATCGCTTTACCTCGTGTCGACTCTAATCGTTTCGACCTTTCCCACGATGTAAAACTCTCTTTTAAAATGGGACAACTTGTTCCAACTATGGTTATGGATGTACTGCCTGGCGACCAGGTTAGTATAAGCGCCGAAAACATGCTTCGTTTTGCACCCCTTATTGCTCCAATAATGCATAAGGTAAACGTTGCAACACACTACTTCTTTGTTCCTAATCGCATACTTTGGGATGAATTCCCACAGTGGATTACTGGAGAAACAGATACTCTTGTTCCCGTAATAAGCGGAGACGAATGGATTGGCGGTTCTCTCTCGGATTACATGGGGGTGCCCCCCGATAATTACGACTCGGAAGTTACTGTTAGCGCGTTCCCATTCGCGGCCTATGTAAAGATATGGGACGAGTACTTTAGAGACCAAAATCTGCAATCGGAGTTGTTTAACCCTCTTGTACCTGGTTCTAATAACTCTACCTATTTGGCTATTGCTAACAGCGCTCCTTACCTTCGTGCTTGGTCTAAAGACTACTTTACTGCGTCGTTGCCTACTGCACAACAAGGCAGCACGGTCGCTATTCCTTTAACCGTTGCCGACAATGTTAATGTGGATTACCAATATAATGGTGGAACACAAAGCCAGAACACTGGCTTAATGCGCGATGCTGCTACTGGCAACATTATTACTGCTGCCGGAGACATAGAGTTGTCTGCTGGTCCATCCCCGCTTGCCCAAGGAGTGCATGTAGGTGCGACTGCCGCCGCCTATGATCCTAATGGTACGCTATCGGTGGATGTTAATGCAGACGCTACAGATATTAATACGCTTCGTAGGGCTTTTAAGTTACAAGAATGGTTGGAAAAAAACATTCGCGGCGGTGTTAGGTATGTAGAAAACATATTATCTCACTTTGGCGTCCGTTCTTCGGATGCTCGTTTGCAGCGGCCTGAATACCTTGGCTCTGTAAAACAAAATATGGTTATTTCCGAGGTTCTTGCTACTGCACAGTCTACTACAGACGGTGTTGCTGTAGGTTCTATGGCTGGACATGGCATATCGGTTGGCGGTCGTGGTGGCATTAATTTCCGTGCTGAAGAGCACGGTTGGATTATTGGTGTTATATCTGTTATTCCGCAAACCGCTTACCAGGATGGAATACACCGTTCTCTTTCCAGGGACACGCGCTTAGATTACGCATGGCCCGTTTTCGCGAATATAGGAGAACAGGAAGTCCTTCGTAAGGAAGTATATGCAAACTCGGCAAATCCCGACGAAACATTTGGGTACGTTCCCAGGTATGCAGAATATAGATTTATGAATTCCCGCGTTGCCGGAGAGTTTAGAGATACTTTGGATTTTTGGCACTTAGGACGTAAGTTTCTTACGGAGCCGTCTTTAAACGACGAGTTTATACAGTGTGTACCGGATTCCCGCATATTTGCGGTTACAGACCCGGACGATGATCACGTTTATGCGCATGTTTATAACAACGTATCTGCGGTACGCAAGCTTCCTAGGTACGGCATTCCTTCTATATAATGGTATGCGACACTCCCTTTTTTGTCTTTCCCGCAAAATGGAGTACGGAAAAAATTCCTGTACCCTGTGGGAGATGCCCCCCCTGCAAACTTCGCAGGGTCAACAGTTGGGTGTTCCGTTTAATGGAGCAGGAAAAAGTTTCTACTACTGCTCATTTTGTCACACTCACATACGATACTCGGTACGTCCCTATTTCACCCAATGGTTTTATGACATTATCGAAGCGCGATATCCAGAACTGGGTAAAGCGTCTTCGCAAATTGGAACCCGAAAGTATAAAATACTACTTAGTAGGAGAGTACGGCACGAAAAACAAACGTCCCCATTATCACGCCATTGTGTTTGGTGTTCAGAACCCGCAGTTATTTGTGGATGCGTGGACTTTGGTTGGTAATCAGCTTGGTGGTGTACATATCGGGTCGGTTACATCCGATTCGATCGCCTATACCATGAAGTACATAGATAAACAATCTTTCCGGGCGCAACATGCCCGGGATGATCGACAACCGGAGTTTCCTCTTATGTCTAAAGGGCTCGGTGAAAATTACCTGACTGAGGAAGTAAAAAGATATCACCGTGCTAATGTTAAACAAATGTATGTATCTAAAAGGGATGGGCATAAAATTGCCCTCCCGCGGTACTACCGCGAAAAATTGTTCGATGAGTCCGATAAGCGCGATCAGGTCGCGCATATTAGGACTGTTTTCGAGCAGAAAGAACAGGAACAGCGCCGGAATTACATCCGGTTGTATGGAGGCACTGCCGACTATGGTTACGAACAGTACGTAGAAGACAAAAAATTTGGTCGTTATAAAATATTTTATCAAAATCAAAAAAATCGTGATTTATTATGAAAAAGCATATATATGCACATCCTGATCGGGGGTCTGCTCCAAGTCGTAGCGGATATCCTGTAAACCAGTCCAGCTATATGGAATGTGTCCCTACTTTCGAGCGTGGGCTTAATATACTTGGCCCTTCTAAGACTGTCCCAGGACAAACTCTTTCATTAGAAGAGTTGCTGCGCCGGCATGTGCGCGGCGAGAATATACAAAGTTATGAGCCCGTCTACACAGCTGAGCCCCTTTACGACGGTATTGAAAATCTTAATACTCTGGATAAAATGGACTACTTGAACGAGGTGAAATCTGCTATTAAGCAGGTACAGGCTAAGCCTACACCTGCGCCTCCTCAGGATCCTCCGCCGTCTGCGGTACCCTCTTAACACAAAGAAATTCATGGGGGAAGTCTTTTTCAGACGACCCCCGTGGATTTCCTCCATTGCTTTTTCAGCAATGGATATCCTATTAACATATCGTTAACAAACTATTAACAACAAAGTTGTACAAAACCCCAATATCTTGGGGGGGTAAAACAGCCATAATCTACTTGATGTATTATGGCTAATTGACACCGACCTAAAAGGCGAGCCAAAAAAACAACCGACCAAAAAGCATAACGAAGTGGCGCGCTAAGGGAGGGGGTCTAAATGGCGAAGCCTAAAAAGGAGGTGGCAATGGGCCGAAGCCGACCGCAAAGCGGGCGGCGTAGGCCCCAAAAAAAAGGATTAACCTTTTTTAAAAAATA